CTTACTTACAAAAAGAGTTACCTAACATTTCTAGTGTACCTGAAGGTGGAATAAAATCCGCTATTGATGGTGAAATTGTTAAAGTTCAGTATTGGGAAATGTTTAAGGCTTTGAACGACAAATGGATTGCGGGTAACACATATAGTGAGGATACATTATTACAAGACTTTTTATTTGTTGATAGAGCTTCAAGGAATGTCGGTGATAAGATTTTAGTTGATCCTTTTGTTTTAAAAGACAAATTAAGAAACCTAAATGTAGGTGCAAGTGTGTTTACTTTGATTTCTGGTATTCTTGTTGAAAACCACTTTAGTGTGATGCCTTTACCATCATATGTTAACTTTTATGGTGTTCAAACACCTGATGGAACTAACAGACCAAGAACAGAAGCAAGTTCAGATTTTGCCAATAGTCTATGGGGAACGTTTTTGAGTGTCGATTATAGAAGATCATCACCGAAAATGGTTTGTTTCTATTCGGAAAAACCTTCAGCGTATGCTAATGGAGCCGGTAACAAAGACTATCGATATAAGAATGATTCGTTTGCATGTAAGAGTTTAACAGATAACCCACTATTCGAAGATCAAACCAATAAAACTGATTGGTCCCTATCAAATAGATGTGTTGCGTTTAACGTTGACATGGGAGTAAGAAATCAGGGGGTGTTTTATAACTTTAGTATATCACAAGATTTAGGTAAGGCAACAAGTGAGAGTTTAATTGCGACAAATCAATTAGGTAACCAAGCAACAGGAAAAAGAGTTACATCTCAAAACGTTTCTTTATTAAACATTTATAACGAAAGAAGTTATCAGGCCAATGTCGTCGCTCTCGGAAACGCGTTGATACAACCTATGATGTATTTTTGTCTGAACCATGTACCAATGTTTAACGGTTCTTATTTGATAACAGAGGTTAATCATACGATATCACCAGGAGTTTTTCAAACATCGTTTGTTGGAACGAGACAAAGAATTTTTGCAGCACCTAGAATCAATAATTATTTAGTTAGTCTTAATCAAAATTTATTACAAAAGTTAGAAGACAAATTAAAAATTACTCAGACAGCACCAACAACCGCTGCGACAAATGAAACAAGTAAAAAATCAAATGCCGCTCCAAATTCGTGTGTTGGTAGTTTGAATAAAAGATATGAAAAAGGATTTGAGGCGATAAATTCAAAAGAAACTAAGACAACAACTTTAGATTTATTTAGTAATATCTATAAAAACAGACCGGCGAGTAGATCCGATAGACAACAAAAAATATTAACGTTTGCTACTTTTGCTTTTGCGTATGTAATATCTTATGAAAATAGTATGATTCAAGGGTATGATAACAACTATGGTAATATTGATTTGGGTGAAAATTGGGCAACAGCTGGAGACAATAATTTCTTAAAGACTTATTGTTGTGTTAACATTGGCACTGATAGAGGATCAAACCCAAAACCATTTGCTAATTTTGCGTCGATAGACAACTTCAGTAAACTTATGTTAGCTAGATTAGATGGAAACTTTGATCAGATTAAAGAATTTTATCCTGGCACAATACTACCAACAGCGGATGCGTTGTATAATTATTTCAAAGCGGCTTGGCCGAAAAATAAGAATGCAAAAGAACAGGCTGATTTTGAAAAGAACCAAGGTAAAGAAGTTAGGGCAAAATTCGATAAGGCTGTTTTAGAAATTAGAGTATTAGCTCCTCAGTTGAACATTGATTTAGCGGTTAGTACACCATCACCTTCATCATCTCAAAATGTACCTAATGTTACGCCAACACCTACACCATCACCTGCGGCAGTAAATCAAGTTCAAACACCTAATGCTGATGATAGAACAATATTAAGTAATGCTGGAAAGACAGGATCGATAGCGTATACATTAAACGCCTCAACATTATCAAACGGTTTCTTGAAAATTGAAGGAAATATCGGGTCGTCACCATTATCGAAGCCTTATAAATTAAAAGTATATTTGATTTCTTACAACGGATTATCAGGGTCTGAAGTTGTTATAGGGGAAACAGAATTAATACCAAAATCTCTTGGGCAAAACAACGGATATACATTTACAACAACCAAATCTTTCAGGTCAGAATGTGATTTAGCTGCCGACCAAAGAACTCAGTCGATAGGTTTCAAAGTTCAAGTAATTGAATATCCTGAATATTATTATACTAATGTATTCAGAGTGATGAATTATGATTGCCCAACAAGAAATCTTTTACCTGGTGATGTGGTAACTACAGCAGTTTATGATCAGATAAATGCTAATCCATGTGCTATTTGTTATCCTAATGGAGGTCCTAATATTATAATTAATGGAAAGGATTGTCTACCGAATACAAGACCACCAAGAGAAAATATTTTCAATACTACAACCGATAAAGATGCGACTGGTAAAATAACAAAAGTAACATTTACAGTAAAACCTGATGCAGGAATTTGGAAAATATTCACAGGTAAATACAATTTACGATGTATGGGAACAAGTGCATCAAGTCAAACATCAGGTGATATATCTCAAAATCAACAAAGTATTTCATTTGATATTGTGGATATTATTGATGGATGTGATCCAGGTGCATATACGGTCAAGTTAGAAACAACCGCACAAGCGTATCTTCAGAACGGTGGTGTTGATAATACTAAACAACAACAATATACTACATATGTTGTTCAAGGGATAATTTAACAATAGCAATATATTTATAAATAAAAATAACATGGATATTAAAACAGCCTTAAACAATTACCTTGGAAAATCTAGTAGATATTCTGAGTTAGATAATGGTGACGGATCAAAAGAGGTTTGTGATCTGGATACAGGTGACTGTTATACAGTACGTATGAAAGACGGTCTTATTGAAAGAGTTGAAAACACTATGACAATAAATAAAAAAGTTAAAGTTGAAACTCGTCAAGGGTTTAAACAATTATTAAACGGGTAAAAAAATGAATTTAGATAAAAAAATAATTGAAGAGATTGCAAAGTTCAACAAAGTGAACAAATACATTATGGAACAAGATGCTGCGGCAGTGCCAGCAGTACCTGAAGATCCTGCGGCTTTACCTGATGTACCAACACCACCTGAAGACCCTGCGGCTACACCACCAGTGGATGCACCTGCAGAGAAAATAGATGTTGCAACGGATCCTGATGTTGAGAAAATCGACGATAAAGGAGATAGTGAAGAAGGTGACGGAACTGAAGAACTTGATATTACAGACTTAGTTAAGTCACAAAGTAATATTGAAACTAAACAAGACGATTACTTTGAAAACCTTTTCGGACAACTTTCAAATTTAGAATCTAAATTATCTGAAATGGATAGTATTATGTCTAGATTGAATTCTATTGAATCTAAGATAGAGAAATATAGAACTAAAACTCCTGAAGAAAGATTAGAATTAAGAAGCTATGATTCTTACCCATTCAATCAAAAACTTTCAGACTTCTTTGAAGATAAAGAAAAAGAAATGGAACTTACAGGTAAAAAAGAATATATTTTAACACCCGACGAAGTAACTGATGTTAATGCTAGTGAAATTAAAGGAACATTCCAACCTACAAAAACAGACGATAATCGAAACTACGGTAGTAGATAATTAAGAAAAAAATAATTTAATTAAAGGAATTACAATAGTAGTTCCTTTTTTTATTTGACAGATGACCAATGTTTGATTATATTTATTGTATAATAATTTATAAAACTTAAATCAAAAAACATGAGTTCATTAGACGCCGTATTGGCACAGTATGAAAAATCGAAGCAAGCTTCAGGGGGTTCCCAATCTAAAATGTCTCAAGACGAAAGAATGAAGAAATACTTCGCTCTTATCTTAGAGGACAAAGAAAAAACAGGATCAAGAAAGATCAGAATTTTACCAACACCAGATGGTTCATCACCATTTAAAGAGGCGTGGTATCACGAAATTCAAGTTGGTGGAAAATGGCAGAAATTCTACGATCCAGGAAAAAATGACAACGAACGTTCACCTTTAAATGAGGTTTATGAAGAGTTGATTTCTACAGGAAAAGAGTCAGATAAAGAATTGGCTAAACAATACAGATCACGTAAATTCTATATTGTTAAATTAATCGATAGAGACCGTGAAGAAGATGGTCCAAAGTTTTGGAGATTCAAACACAATTATAAGAACGAAGGTATTTTAGATAAAATCATTCCTATTTGGAGAAACAAGGGTGATATCACTGATCCTGAAAAAGGTCGTGATTTGATTATTGAGTTATCAAAATCTAAAACAGGTAATGGTAAAGATTATACAACAGTACAAACTATTATGTATGATGATCCAACACCTGTTCATGATGAGGCAGATCAAGCTAAGGCTTGGGTTAACGATGAGTTAACTTGGTTAGATGTTTATTCTAAGAAACCTGTTGAGTATCTTGAGGCAATTGCAAGAGGTGAAGTTCCACGTTGGGATAGTGATAAAGGTGGTTACGTTTATGGTAACGACGAGGAAGCTACTACATCAATCGGAGGATCAAAAGCACCTTACGTTGATACACAGGCTGATCAAGAACCAGATGGTGATTTACCATTTTAATTTATAACGGGTGGGAATAAACTCCCACCCTTAATTTTTTATATGACATTTAAAGAAGAAATCGAATTACAACTAAGAGACAATAGAATATTGTCTTATGAGTTATTGAGTGAATTAGAAAACAAGAATTACTTTTCAGGTAGAGGTAAACAAATTGGTGATACAATCTTATTCGGTATGTTGAAAGGTGAAACTGAGGAAGGAGAAACATATTTTACTTTAGTAACATTCCACAAAGAAGAGATTGGTGCACTATATGAAGAAGATGATTCATTCTATATCACACTAAAAGAAAGTAGATTACCAAACATTAAAAGAATAGAAAATGGCGGGAATTAAGAAAAAAGAAAGTGGAGGATTTAAAGATAAGTTCTCAACTAAAACAAAATATAAAGACACTAGCTACTACTTTTGTGGAGATGCTTTCTTAAGTGCTAGTGGATTACCAGGTCCTGTTATGGGTGGTATTAATATGTTCTTAGGACATAGTAATAGTTCCAAGACAACTGCGATGATATTAGCCGCTGCTGACGCTCAGAAGAAGGGACACTTACCTGTCTTTATCATTACTGAAAAGAAATGGAGTTGGGAACATGCTGTTGAGTTAGGTTTGGATGCAAAGAAGAACTCCGACGGAGAGTGGGACGGTGACTTCATCTTCAATGATGGGTTTGATTATATCGAACAAGTTACCGATTTCATTAATGAAGTATTGGATGCTCAAGAGAAAGGAGAGATTCAACAATCAATTTTATTCCTTTGGGATTCAGTAGGTTCAATTCCTTGTAAGATGACCTTCGATGGTAAGGGTGGTAAACAACATAATGCGGCAACACTTGCTGACAAGATTGGTATGGGAGTTCACTCAAGAATTTCTAAATCAAAGAAAGAAGATTATGCTTACTATAACACTTTGGTTGTTGTAAATCAGCCATGGGTGGCTCTTCCTGACAATCCATTTGGACAACCGACAATTAAGGCGAAAGGTGGTGAGGCTTTATGGTTAGCGTCTTCATTAGTGTTCTTATTTGGTAACCAAGCAAGTGCTGGTATTAACCACATCACAGCAACTAAGAATAGTAGAACTGTAAGATACGCAATCAGAACTAAGATTTCAATCTTGAAGAACCACGTAAATGGTTTAGGATACAATGACGGTAAGTTAATTGCTGTACCTCAAGGATATATCGAAGATACTAAAGAAGCGTTAGAAGCTTATAAGAAAGAGTATTCTCAATATTGGAATGGTATCTTATCAGGAACTGGTGAGATTACCTTGGAAGAAACCACTGATGATATTAGTGAGTAATATATTTGTTAACGTTTAAATAAGACATGTGTCTAAAACTTTATTGGTGGATGGTGATAACCTTTTCAAAATTGGTTTTCACGGGGCTAAGGATCTCTTTAACGACGGTTCACATGTGGGTGGGGTGTATCACTTCATAAACACATTGCGTCGATTTTTGGAGGAGTATAACTTAGACAAGGTGGTTGTCTTTTGGGATGGGGAATCGAACTCATCTGCCCGAAAATTAATTTATCCTCAGTATAAGGCAAATCGTAGATTCAGTATGGATGAGTCTAAATACGAATCTTATTCAGAACAAAAGAATAGAGTTAAACAATATCTCGAAGAGGTATTTGTTAGACAGGTTGAAATAGACAATAATGAGGCGGATGATTTAATTGCTTATTATTGTGGAATGGCGAACGATGAAACAATAATCATATTTTCATCGGATAAAGATTTAACACAACTGATATCCCCCAATGTATCGATATATTCACCGATACATAAATCAATCTACAAGTTTGGGGATAAGATCAAGTTTAAAGATATTGAAGTCCCGCACCAAAATGTACTTGTCTGTAAAGTATTCATGGGTGATAAGTCAGATAATATTGATGGAATACAATCACTTGGTGAAAAAACATTTGTAAAATTCTTTCCTTTGGTGCAGGAAAAATCCTGCACTATCGAGGAAATAATGGATATTGCTCGAAATATCCCGCAGGAAAAACCTATAAAAGTATTATCAAATATTTTGACTGGTAAAACAAAAAGCGGTATACTTGGAGAACAATACTACCAAATAAACCAAACGATAGTAGACCTTAGTAAACCACTCATAACTGATGAAGGAAAAGAGTTGGTTGAAACTATCTACCGTGAAACTTTGGATCCCACAGACCGAGGTTATAAGAACTTAATGAAGTACATGATGGAGGATGGGTTATTCAAGTACTTACCTAAGAATGATGAAGCTTGGGTAAATTTTTTGAAACCGTTTATGAAACTTACAAGAAAAGAAAAAAGAAAAATTAAAAACTAAATCAAATGAGAGATCAAGATCAAGTAAAGATGGAATTTTTGTTAACACTCAATGAAAACATTGTTGTTCAAAGATTCTTCAACGTCAGAGGATATAATCCTAAGGCGAGAGTATCTACGGATTTGTATGAGTACATGTATACTGTAAAAGAGGTACTCCACAATTATCTAAGGATGAAAACTGTTGTTTACATGTTGGACAACAAAGATGCAATTGCGTATGATGCAAATGTAATGAACACGTCATTTACTGACGGACCTGAGAATTTTCACCTTTATGTGAAGATTGGAGATGAGACAATTTGTCATAGAATTTTTGACGGAAAATTATATCCACCAAAAGTTCGTTATACAGTGGACGTAAGACCATATTTGAAAGATATCCTTTCAAATCTAACTGACATTTTTTCAAAATACGATTTAAATCACGAATATTGTGGAATCGAGTTGGTGTAACAACTATTTATAAATTCAAGGGGGAACAGAGATATTATGCAGA